TCCTTGCCAGTTAGCTGCAAAATCCCTCTTCCCCGGTAGGCAAAGCCCTCGGCAGACGCCTCATCCCCATTACCCATCCTGTTAGCGTATACCCGGCTGGCGATCTTCTTAGGGTTACGTTCGTACTGCTTGGCAAGCTCAAGAGTCGGGAAGTACTTCGGGAACACGCGCATGAGCCCTGACGCTGAGTAGTTCAGGTTCTCAGTCACAAACACAAAGCCGCCTGACTCGTGTCCACACTGTGCCAAGAAAGCCGCAACGCGCTTCGGGGTGTTGACCTGATACTCATCTAGGAGAGACTTGCCACCAAACTCAGTCTGCGGGCCGAACAGCGTGTCGTACCACTGCTGGGCATACTTAGTATGCGGGGCGAACTTCTTGAACTGTGCCAACGTAATCATCTGTCGTACATCCTCTCAATCAGTATCTCTTTGCGCAGTTCCCGCATCTTTCTTACCTCATGCACCGCCGCTTGGGTTGCGTAGTACATGTCGTAGTACATAAACGCCAAGACCGGCATCACAATAAAGAACATCAGCACCACTGCCAGCACGACAGTAATCAGTGACCAAGGGACGTTCTCGTAATCATGCTTCTTGTCGTTAGCCACATTAGACCCACCGCCCATACTATTACGAAGAGTACTGCCGAAACCCACATTGCCTTTGCCCTGATTTCCGCTATTCTTTTTCTGCGTCGCCATGTTGCTATCTGTGCCAGTCTAAGTTCCTCTGCGTGGGCTATCTCCTGCTCGGCAATGATCTCCTGCCGCATCTCATCAAACTTGCTCCACAGCGCACCCAACTCCGGTGGGGCTTTGTACACCATAGTCTCTCTGACCTCGGCCCATATCGCATCCAGCCTTGAGTTGATCAGTATCCGGCGCAACGCCCGCTTACCTATGCTGTCGTCCCCCTTGTATACCGTCTTTGCTTCTAACTGCTCCTTCAACAACAGCTTGGCAATCTCGTCATGCGTATCCATCAAAGCGCCTAACTGAGTGCCGATGTCGGTGAATACGTCGTTCGGATCAGCCTTTGCTATCTGTTGAACTCGTTCAACCTCCGCCAGATATTGCTGCTTTTGAGTTGTTGTCGGGTTGGTTAGGTTGTCGTATTGCGCCTTTAAGTCTTTCAGTACATCGCTAACATCCCCCGCCGCGCCCTTGATGTCTTTGTAAAGTTTGCAACCAGCCTTTACTGCGGCGACAGCGGCATTTGCAGCGGCGAGTAGCGTTAACGGGTCAATTTATACCTCCGGTTTTGGGTACTTTGCTTTCACCGCCAGACAGTCCGCTATGTACTTAGCTATTTGCACCTGATCACCTTTTACAACCCCATCAAGATAATCCGCCATTGGTGGGTATTCCATAGCCCGCTTCTCAGCGTATGTCCATTCTAGCTCTGGTTCTGGCTCGGATTCTGGGTCTGACGGCGGGTCTTCAAACACCCATTCACCATTCCATTTTGCTAACTTGCCTTCAGGTATATCTGGGATAGAGGCATCAATCGTCCCAGCGGGGTATAAATAAACGCCCGGCTCTAATGGAGATTCATCGGCGACTGTCACCCCAAAAAAATAACCATCTTCATCTAGCTGAATTACTTGTTTCATAATCTACCCTAAAATTTAATACACGCTAACAAAGCCACGTTAGTTGGTCGAGATTCGCTCCCTGAAGGGCTACTATTACCTTGGTTCGCATCGCCAGTTGCTATACCCGAAAGGTTAGGTTTGAAGTTATTAATATTTATTGGGTTGTAGTTCCCGGATATAAAGTTTGAAGCGGATAAGTTTTGGGTTCTACTGGCGCTATTAATAACATAATGTCTATGCGACGTAATACCAGCACCCTGATTAGACCCAAACCCGCGCCCCGGATCAAGTCCACGTCCATCGTCCCACGAACGTATAAATCGCGCCCTAAGATCAGGTACATTAAAACTACTACCTCCACCACCGAATGTATAACCAATAGCAGCAAATAAATTAGGATAAGTAGCTGTTGAAAGTGAAGCCCCGTTTGCCTTCAGATAACCCGTGGGGGGTGTACTCGCCGCGTAGAAAATAACATCCCCAGTTGAAACCGAAAAATTAGCACTATTCGCCCATATAGGCGCACCTGCGCCCCCAGAGGTAAGTATTTGCCCAGACGTACCAGCAGCTAACAACGAAAATACATTTGTACCTGACGCATACAATAATTGCCCCGTAGATGCCCCAAGCCCAAACGTATCTATAGTTGATCCATCTACACTCACCGAACGTGCTGCGGTATAGGTTACAAATACATCTTTAGTGCCGCTGGAAAAATTTGTCTTAGTCGGCGCACCTGCACTTGAAGCTAATACCGTGTCACGAGAAAGTGTTGTACCAGAAGCGGTGTACGTACCAATACCTACTTCCCACTCCGACGTACCCTGCCCAGCTATACAATAATAGGTGGTGTTGCCATCACCGATAACAGTAAAAGACTGAAAGCCCGTAACTGCGCCAAGAAGCGTAACGGCCCCTGTACCTGTAGTGGTAGTAGTTTCTTTTACACGATCCGTTAGTACTAAAGGCATCTTTATATATAGTTAAAATTTAATACATGCAAGTAAAGCGGTGTTTAATGGTCTAGTTTCGCTAGTTCCAAAAGCACTACTAAGACCATAGTTAGCATCGCCGGTAGCTACGCCCGAAAGGTTTGCTCTAGTGTTATCTCTATTACCGGGGTTATAGTCCCCAGACCAAGCATTTATATCACTTAAGTTCTGGGTTCTACCGGCGCTATTAACTGCATAATGGCGGTGAGCTAAAAAATCACTACCCTGATTAGAACCAAACCCACGACCGGGGTCTAGCCCGCGCCCATCATCCCAACCACGTATAAACTGCCCTCTAAGATCAGGTACATTAAAACTACCGCCCCCACCGCCAAACGTATAACCAATAGCAGCAAATAAATCAGGATAAGTAGCTGTTGAAAGTGATGCTCCGTTTGCCTTCAAATACCCTGTTGGAGGTGTGCTAACTGCGCTGTATGTAATGCTGCCCGCAGGTACAACATATGATGAAGAAGTTATCCATGAAGGTGCACCCGCCCCGCCAGAAGTAAATATTTGCCCTAACGCCCCAGCAGCTAACAACGAAAATACATCCGTACCAGAGGCATATAGCAGTTGACCCGCAGATGCTCCGAGCCCAAACGTATCTATAGTTGACCCATCTACATTTACTGAACGGGTAGCTGTATAAGATACGAATACGTCTTTAGTTCCGCCAGAAAAATTTGTCTTAGTCGGCGCTCCCGCGCTAGATGCTAATACAGTATCACGAGACAACGTAGTTCCAGAAGCTGTGTAAGTACCAATACCTACTTCCCATTCATTAGTACCTTGACCTGCTATGCAATAGTAGGTGGTGTTGCCATCGCCAATTACCGCAAAAGATTGAAACCCTAAGACCGCACCAGCAAGCGTAACAGTACCAGTACCAGTTGTAATGGTAGTTTCTTTTATGCGATCTGCTAGTACTAAAGGCATATTTATCTACTGTTAAAATTTAATACACGCAAGTAAAGCTACGTTAGTTGGCCGAGACTCACCACCGCCTGCGGAACTCATTAGACCAAAGTTTGGAGTACCAACTACGCCCGCGAGAACAGGCTTAAAATTATCGTTATTTATCGGGTTATAAAACCCGGATAGAAAATTTGAAGCAGATAAATTCTGAGTTCGAGAGCCGTTGTTTACTACGTAGTGAAGGTGGAAAGCATTATCACCACCTTGGTTTGTTCCGAATCCCCGCCCCGAATCAATCCCCCGACCATCATCCCAAGTTCGTATAAATTGCCCCCTGAGATCGGGAACATTAAAACTAGCCCCACCCCCGCCGAACGTATAACCAATAGCGGAAAATAGATTGGAGTAAGTAGTTGTTGAAAGTGATGCTCCGTTTGCTTTTAAATAGCCAGCGGGCGGCGTACTAGCGGCAAAACACCAGACAGTCCCCGCAGGCACACCATACGATGAAGCATTAGCCCATGAAGGGGCTGCGGTCGAATTAGAAACTAAAAATTGCCCAGACGTGCCAGCAGCTAGTAGCGAGAATACATCTGTACCTGACGCGTATAGCAATTGACCAGCAGATGCTCCTAATCCAGCCGTATCTATGTTTGAGCCGTCAACATTTACGGAACGCGAAGCAGGGTAAGTTACAAATACGTCTTTAGTCCCACCTGAGAACGTAGTCTTAGTCGGCGCACCTGCACTCGATGCAAGTACGGTATCACGGGACAGTGTTGTACCGGAGGCTGTATAGGTGCCAATACCCACCTCCCACTCGTTAGTACCTTGACCTGCTATGCAATAGTAGGTGGTATTGCCATCACCAATAACAGAAAAAGACTGAAAGCCAGTTGAAGCACCGAGAAGCGTAACAGTGCCAGTACCATTAGTGGTAGTCGTTTCCTTAACACGATCCGCTAATACCAACGGCATTGTTTACCTCAAACTGTGTCTATTACTTGCCAGTCGCCGGGCTCGTCCGTATTTACCGCACTCCAACTCGGTGATGTGTCGGTGTCTATGTTTTGCCAATTGTTTGTCTGCTCTGTACCAATTAGCCCCCAGCCCGGAGTCGTAGTGCTATTTATATCTTGCCAGTCCGCGTTCTGTGCATCGTTAATTAATTCCCACAGGTACCGCGCAAAGTTTGAGTCGAAGAGTCTAGCTTGCTCTTGTACCGCCGCAAGTATGTTTGCTGTTGCTACTTGTATATTATTTAACTGTACATCCTCGTCAATATCTGCTGCAAAATCAGCTTGCGCGGCTTGAGCCGCACTTAAATTAGCTTCTTCTGCAACCGCGCTTACAAAATCAACTTGTGCTGCTTCTGTATCACTAAAGTCTGCTGTCTCGTCCTGCGTTGCGTTAACTGTGGCTATCGCGGCAGTAATCGCATCAAACTGAACCTCCTCGTCTATGTTAGCGCTAAAGTCCGCTTGCGCTGAAGCCGCTGCACTTGCGTTAACTTCTTCGTCTTGCGCTGCTACAAAGTCTGCTTGTGCTGCTTCGGTGCTACTTACATTTATTGACTCGCTACGCGCAGCAGAGGTGATCCGTAGGCCAGCAACTGTTGCGTCAAACTGAACGTCTTCATCTATATCTACGTTTAAGTTAACTTGCGTTGCAGCCGTTGCACTCGCATTAACTTCCTCCGCCTGCGCTGCTATAAAACTAGCCTGTACCGCAAAAGTTGCGCTTGTGTCTACTTCTTCTGCTATAGAGCCAAATGCGGTCTGTACGCCAGAAACCGTGCTAACCATCGCAACACGGTCTTCAACAACATTGATAAGTACCGAAGTTCCGATATTTAAATCATAAGCCGTTATTGCTTCGTCAATAGCCGCCGCACCTAAAATGTCTGCGTCTACGGCGCTACTGACATGCCCTTCTTCGGTTATTGCACCGTTTGCTGTTTGTGCGCCTGATACTACTGCATTAAACGACGCAGACTCTGCTAATGCGCTAACAAAATTAACTTGGCTAACATCTACCCAACTGAAATTTGCCGCTTCTGCTACTACAGCGCCAGCCGTCTGTAACCCTGATACGACCGCGTCAAACTGTGCGTCCTCATCAATCTGCCCATCAAACACTACTTGCGCTGAAAGCGCCGCACTTACGTTTATAGACTCAGCACTATCCGCAAATACAAACCGCTCGTCGTTAACTGCGTCTAATAAATTAACTGTTTCAGCTACTACTCCAACAGCGGTTTGCGCCCCGGATACAACAGCGTCAAACTGAGCATCTTCGTCAATCTGCCCGTCGAATACTACTTGCGCTGCAAATACTTCGCTTACATTAAGTGCTTCCGCTCTTGCCGCTACAAACGTAACAACACTGCTTTCTACCGAAGAACAGTTTACTGCTTCATCAACATTAACGTATAAGACTTGCCCGCCGGTTACGGGTAACGCGGAAAAAGGCGCTTCTGAGAGAGCCGAAAACCCAAACATGCGCCTTTACCCTTTTTACGCAGCAGTCAGTTCTGCCTCATCAAACCAACGAGAATGCGCCGCGCCATTAGTATCAGTCCATGAAATAAGGTACGAAAAATTACCATCCTCATCCATACGTAAAGCCTCAACCGGGCCTTGCGGCACTACCGCAATCAACTTAACAGTGTCGCCCTTTTTAAACATGGTAGCCATAGTTACTCCTTAATTAAACAGCGTCAGCCGAGAAGGTGTAAGTGACGTTCAGCGTATCGCCGCTTGCCACAAGTTTGTCACCGCCAGTGAAATCACCTTCCGAGAACAGGATGCCTGATGTACCCGACGCCACCGTCGCCAAGAATGCGCCCGCAACAGTTGTCGTGTTGTTGATGTTAAACACCGCAGGGCTACCAGAGTTATCGATCACAGACGGGTCAGCCAAGGTGGGCGTGCCAAACGTCACAGCCTTACGACTACCAGAATAGTTTGTATCTTCCGTCCAGCCAACGTGCGACGCTAGGGTATCTGTAGGATCGAACACCGTGCCCGAGCCGGGGCCAAGCACTAGGCCCAGATACCAAGCAGCGGTATAGCCCGACGCTTTGAAGTATTTGTTGTTCAGGTCTTGCAGACCTTCGTTAACGACGAGGTTGTGGAAATTGTCTTCCCACTTCTTTACACCGTCAGGGCCGAAGCACTCGACCTTAAATACACCACCTAGTTTTACGCGACCATCGCTAGTCGTGAGTGCGCCCACGCCAGCCTGAACAGTCTCACCCATTTGCGATTTTGCGATAGGCATGATTACACTCCTCAAGGAAAACGAATTAAAGCCGTCGTTGCCGTATTCGCTGGCATAGTGACGGTGTTGTTTGTCGAAGTAAACGTCTTGTCCGAACCAAAGTCCAGCACTGCTACGGTCTTGTTACTACGAGTGGTGTTGTAGATCAGCGCACCACGCGCTGTGAAGTTAGCACCGGGCCATGACACATCAGCAAAGTCCACATACACCGTGCCAGCGTTAGGGCCTGTAGTCTGGGTGCTAATAGTCACGCCCGTCATGGTCACGCCGCCCGCTGTATAACCTGTACCGGTCACTTCATTCGCCGTTGTGTACACAGTAGTCAACTGCCCAATATCAGAGAACGCCGTGTACAACGCCATCTTCAACGTGTCGGTCGCCAAGTTCTGCCCCGCTTGGAGCATCTCTTGTTTGAAGCTGTTTGTCAGTCCTTGCTGGATCACGGCATCACCTTAATCTTCGCCTGACCATCGCGGTACGCATCGCCACGCTCCAGACCTGTACCCAGACGATTGAGCTGACCCATAGCCTCTTGGTATTTCTTCTCGTACTGAGCCGTCATATCCTGCTCACCTTTCAAGAAGGTGTACGCCTCAACCAACGTGCCATATAACAGAACGGGCGAGTAGTTGTCGCCCAGCCACGTGCGCCCATCAGCAGCAGTCGTGATTGACTCAGGGTAGTAGTAATAATGCAGCTCGACGTTGTACAGGATGTCAGGGGTCGGGCCAAGAATAAAACTTAGCTCATCTGAAATAACGCTGGATGCAACGGTTGGGCCAAACAACGCGTAATACTTCGGAATCCCTGTGGTACTCGGATTTGGGTATGCAGCCCGGATGAAGTTCACATCTTTGTTCAGCAAGTACTCATAGTTGCCATCGCCATCGATTACTGCCATCGAGAAGACTGACAAGAAGTCAGTCGGGCAGGACAAGTATTGATTGCCGCCGGTGGTAACACCCGTGACGTTCTTGCGGAGCGCAGGAATCTGTACCGTGTTGTAAACGCGCTCTTCAGCTTGCTGGATAAACAGGTCAATCTGATCAGTACCATCAGACGTAATAAGTCCTGTCCCTGCTACGTTCGTCCAAGTATTCGTTGGGAAATCGTTTTGCAGGTAGTTCTTAACCGCAGTAAACAACTCAGTATACGTCATGATTAACCCATCGGGCCTCTAGCCATCACGCCTTTAGTAGCAGCACCGGTACCACGAATCTTGATGCCGGTCGTCTTGGCTTCCTTGTAGTTGCCTTTAGTAACGACGCCACCACCAATATTCATCTCGTTGGTGTACTCAGTGCCGGTCTGATTCTTGACTTCGGCTTTGTACGGGGATGGTTTGATCTTTTCCATTAGCCACCTCGACCGGTAGAACGCTGGTTCATCGCACGTGCCATGTTGCGCCCGTACTTACGCATAGCTTCGCCGGTCACGCCGCCTTTAGCCATACCCTTCTTGTGCATCCGCTTCTCATGTGCCTTGACTTCCGCCTTGGCTACTTTCTTCATGCTGTCCATAGTCACTCCTACGAGATTGTTACACTGCCGATCTGAGCGGGTGACGTTAAAGCATTCGGTGTCAGCCCTGCATCGTTACCACTTGCCCCGCCCACTGGGTACCAGCCCCACTGAAATACCCTACTACCGCCTTCTGGGAACCCGTCAGCATCAATCGAAGTCCCCGGTGTTTCTGTTATTTGCAACCCGTTATAGCCTGACTGCAAGTAGCTTATGTCTGGTCTTGGCTCCCGCACTGCTTGTGGGTCGTTAACCGGATACAAACCTAATGATAGCTGCGGCTGGTCAGGTTCCCAACAATTTTTGCAAACCTTGATCGCCACCTGTTTGGTCTTGATCGTCAGCTTGCGTAGTTCTTTCAGCTTGTACCGAAATCCACACCGGTCACACTCGGAAATACTATATTTGCCACTAGAGTACTTACTTGGCATACATCACCTGTAGAAAGTAGTACGCGGCACAAACCGATCCGGCGCTTTTTCCCTGTCCTCCGCAGATGCATAATCCCAAGCCTCGTCGTACATCGCCTTTAACGCCGCGATTCTGTTCGGGTCAACTTCGGGCTTCTTTACCGCCAGCATGTACGCCAACCCCGCCACCAAGCAGTTCTGGAAGCGGAACGGAATATCGATCACGTTCGTGCCGGTACCGGCATCGTAAATACGCTTCAACCGCCAGTAATAGAATATGTAGTACGGATTGCCTACTGCACCCTGATCCGGCGAAGGCCACACATTAATCTGCGGGTTTTTAGGAGTCGCTGCATTTGACCCAACCTGCTGCCCCGATTGGCGGTTTACCCACACCTGAATCGGTCTACCCTGCGTCAACTTGTTTGGGATAGTCGCGTAGGTAGAGACGCTTATGCGGCTGATGTTGATGTCGGTCTGGTTAGAAATCTGTCCGGAATTAGTGCGAATAACATGTTCAAGAAGATCAACGGTATCAATAGGTAGATCATAGGTAACCTGCCCTTGCACAAGATTGATTGATCCCTGCTCAATAGTCCACAGGTTGATACCACGGTTTGCCCATTCCGTGATCAAGAAGTTCAGGGTTCTACGGGCAGTACGAAAATCGTAGCCAGTACGCAATTCCAAACCACAACGCTCAAACGCCTCTTCGAATATATCGTTGAGGTCGGGGTTGAACGCTGTTGTGTTGGTTGTAAAAGCCATTATCTAAACCTCGCGGTCTTCTGGGCTATGCGTTTTGGTTGCGCGACGAACTGCTTGCCACTTTTCTTCCCTGCCCGCTTTGCCTTCGTTGTGGCGGCATACTCGGCTGGGCTTAGTGCCTTGATCGCCTTTTCCGGGAGATACCTCTCCCCGGTCTTGGACGACGGTTTTCCGCTCTTGGTACGCCATTTCTGGTCTCCCCAGCTTTTAAGCGACTGTTGCGGGGCTTTCATACTAGTCCTTGTATCCGCCGCCAGCGGCTTTGTACTTCTTAGCCACCAACTGCGCTTTACGGGCTGACCACTGGCCTGCGCCCGTACCATGCGTTGCTGCGGCCTTTACCTGAGACACAATCCTCTTACGCAGCCCGGGCTTGGTGTAGTTACCAGCAGCATTGACCTTCCCACCTTCTTTGTACTGCGTGAAGTCGGTGTCATCCCGACGCTTTTTCTTTTTAGCGCCGGGCATTTTGGAAGGGTTAATTGCACCCATACCGCGTGAGGGCATCATTAGCACAGCTTCCCGCGAGTTTTACCACGTTGTGCGATACCGTCAGCACGAGAAGAAGCAGACTTAACTGCGCCGCCTTTTTTGTACCCTTTAACGTCCATACGAGCTTTCATTTGCTCGTCATCGTCTAGACTGGTCATTTGGTTGCTGCCAAGGGTTTTACCAACTGCGCGAACTGCGTCACCCATCCGATCAAGACCCTTATCCATAGCCCCGCTAACTGTACCGGGCGGGTTGAGTTTGAGTTCTTTTTCGTATTTAGCAACTTCACGGTTGTAAACTTTTTCACGTTTTCGTTCAGCAGCCGCAGCCTCTGCTTTGTTTAAAAGTCTTTTACGCTCGTCTATATTTTCTTTTGCTTCTTCTCTGTAACCCATCACAACCTCCTATTAGCAGTAGCCGCCTTTTTTCATACCTTTGCCGCCAGCCATTGTGACCATCGTGCCTTTGGTCTTGCCCTTGACAGCAACGCCATCACGGCTAGGAGCAGCGGTTTTCACAGCGCCCATCTTCGATGCGGTCATACCGCCAGCCGCCATCTTCTTGACCTTGCCACCTTTTTTCATGCCAGCCTCAGCCATCTCGTGCTTGATCATCGACTTAGGAGCGCCCTTTTTCTTCATGAACGCAAGCTCTTTACCAACCATCTTCTTTGACTCAGCCATACCGCCTCCTGATTTAGTGAACTCTTTCCCCACAGATTGAGGCACACCGGCCTTTTTAGCGAACGCAGGGTTGTGGGCAACCGCCTGCATAAACTTTTCCTGCTTTTTACTGACTGTTGGCATCTGGTTTTTTCCGGTTAGTTAAACCACGAACCGTATCGGATTCCCAGATACGAATGCTGAACCACGCAATAGTGACAATAGAAAGCACGTTTGGTAACCATCCAAGAATAACGCCCAACCCCGCAAGAATGGAGACGTTGTCCATCAAATCTGGTTCGATGTGGTCTTTTAACATTTCCACGCCCTCAATGATTTATTGATCCGGCTATTCGGGTCATTCGCGGTTTTAGCTGAAGTCAGCTTCTTCTTCATACCTTTCATCCGCGCACAGAACGAATCTCTACGTGGGCCACCTTCCGGCTGAGGTGCTTTCAGCCCGGGCTTACCCGGATTGGCTGCGTTATACGAGGCACGTCCTTTGGCGTTCAAGCCGCCTTTCTCGGACTTACCTTCCTTACGCTGCCATGCCGGGGTCTTAGCCATAGAACACCGTTGTGTGGAAGTTGGCGGGTAAGAACACACGTATACCGGTCTCAGCCAAAATACCTTCGCCGGGGACAGTGACGTTGTACGCTACAGGATCAGAAGCATCTGCCTGAAGTAGTACATCGTTCCAAACAGTTACGTTTCCGCTAGTGGCCCCGCTGTTGGCAACCGTGACGGTAAATGTGTTTGCGTCCGCCACTGTTTGCACTTGATAGGGGTTATCCGTCAAATCCCAGTCAAGATACGCCCAGTCACCTACAGCAAGACCGTGGTTTACCGCAGTTATGGTTGCGGTGGTTGTAGCACGTGCGTACGTACCAGCAATGCTTACATTGTCTACAAAGGTTGCATATCCAGTAGTCGCTGAAAGCGGGAACATAACCGCGCCTTTAATACGCGTGCGTGCATCAACCACTAACCCGCTTACAGAAGCGTGTTTTGATCTAACGTCATATTGCATAGCCATACGGCCTCCTCAATTAGACGTTCTGCTGACCAACCAGCGGATCGGCTACGAAGTAAGTGATGAAGCCGCCAACAGTACCAGCACCCGAAGTGTCGATAGTCACAGTAACGTAGGACAGTTCGCTAATAGCAGTGCGAGTCAAACCAGCGGTAATAGAACCAACAGCTGAGACGGTCACGTTATTACCGATAGCCGCGCCTGTAACGGTGCCGCTGGTGTAGCCGCGAGTACCAAGATCAACAGAGCCTGTGCCTGCGTCATTAATTTCCACAGACAACACAACTGCGCCTTCAGGAAGGATCAGGTCAGGAGCACCAGAAACAGAAGAGACTTTGACGTTAGTTGCAGTAGCAACAGATGCGTCAGCAATGTAGAACTGAGCAGCCATGACGCCGGAGCCACAATACGCGGTGCGAGTCTGATCGCCGCCGCCCGAACGCCAGATACTTTGGGTGGTAGAAAGTGCCATTTGAATTTTCCCTCATGCGGTTAGGTGCGCCGATCTGCATGAAGTCAGGCCGGGGAGCCTGTTCGAGCGCACCGGGTAATCCCCGGATTTACTGCCTTTATATACTACAAAAAGGGGGGCGTAAAGCCCCCCTTTTCTTACGCGCCTTGTGATCCGTACATACCCAACGGATCGCTCCATCCAAAGGAATAACGCTCTCTTGCTTTATATCTAACGTTGCCCGTATCGAAGTCCCCGTCCATTGACTGAGCCAGCGGGCTACGAACAAAGTGCTTCATGCCGTTTGGAACGTCAGTGGTCAGGAACCATGCGTTTGGATCGGTCAAGAAGTGGTTGAGCGTATAGCCTTCTGGGATCGAACCGTTGTTCTTCAGCGCGTTGATATCGTTGTCATTGGTGCCGACGCGGAGTTCGGTTTCCAACAGACGAGTAGCAACGAACTGGAGAGCAGGAGGAACGACCAGCTTACGTGGCTTAGCTGCGATCAGCAGGCCGCGTTCGTCGGTCCATGCTGCGATCTGGATCACAGCGTTTTCCAACGAGGTTTCGTTCAGGTCGGCAGGTGTCGAAGGGATGTTCGAATTGCTGCCGCCGCCAACCAGCGGGTGATTAGCCGAGAACAGAGGCACGCCGTCGCCGCCGTAGTACTGAGCGGAGTTGGTGAAGCCGTTGTTCAGGACAGCTGCTGCTTTGACCTGCTTGGTGTAGGACATAGCACGAGCCAGCGCCTTGGTATAACGAGCCGACAGGCTGTCATACAGGTTATCTTCGATGGCCTCTTCGGTCAGCGAGAAACCCAGTGCGATGGTTTCGTGGTTGTATCGAGCAGTCCAAGCTTCCTGACCGTTGTCGTACGCGATTGCAGAACCTTCGTTCTTAACCGGTGCGGCA